ACCGGGGTACGGTCAATAATGAACTTAACAGAAGTATCCGCAGGATCAACGGTGTAGTTAGCCGAGACAAAAGGCGAAGTAGGGTCAAGAGTGAATAGCGCAACAGGGAGATTAAGTGGCATTAATTTTCACCGTAAATTTTCATCATGTGAAGTGATATGGTATTACCGGCCGTAGCCGCGCCAAGCGTCAGGTAAGGCCACAAGTAATAGGCCTGGCTGACATCCCAGTTAGCGTTAGTCGGGGCAACGTTAGTTGCCGGAATGGAAGCCGTGCCGAAAGTAGCCGTAGGCAACAGTGCGCCTTCCACCTTTCCGATGGTGACTACTGTAGAGGCCGCGCCCTGAGCTACCGCCCTGACGGCTACGTCAATGATCGATAGCCAGTAGGCACCGGTACCCGCAACAGGAGTAAACGTGGCCGTTTCCCCGAGTATGTTAGCCGCCGCTGGTGTCTGAAGAGTTGAAGCCGTAGTAAACTGAAGGCCGATCTTCCACGTTGGCACCGTAGCCGTTGCCGTCATCTGCCCGGCCAGGATAACCCGGAGAGAAGATGACTCATCACCCAGGCGTCCCATGTATTTAGAGTTGACGATCGGTGGCGGGTATGCGGCAATGAGAGATACCGCGCTCGTACTGGGCGTGGTGGTAGTAGCCGCCTGAGCAGACGAATACATCTCTTCAAAGATAGTCTCAGTAGTGCCGCTCATGGCGTGTAATCCACCTCGAAAACACCTGTAGCTGACCACTGGATAGCGAAGGTCCCGTTATTAGTCGGGAAGTCCGCACCGAAACACACCGCCACTAGCATCAGGTCTGAATAGTCAGGCGGGCCAGTAGGCCCTGTTGACGTATCACAGTAAATGATGCAGCCCCTAGGAGCGGGTGAAGGCCCCAGAGTGGTGCTGGCCACTGACACGTCACCCATGTCATACCGGAGTGAGCCCGCAGTTCCCTCGGCTAGCGTGGGAACAGCGTCAGTACCGCCAGCCGCGATAGTCGAGAGAAGCACACCGCCAGCCGCCCAGCCGGTACCGCTCACCTCAGACGTGCTCGCCCACTTAACCGAGGTAGCCGACCAGTTGATAGGCGCGGTTCCCGGCGTGAGCGCGCTCGAATGAAGCGCTAGCTTCCAGTTAGCCGAAGTGACGGGATTACAAGAAGTTACCGCAGGCGTGAAGGCTGTAGCCTTCATCATGGCCATAATCGAGTTGACGTAAACGCCACTCTGGCCAGCGCCGCTAGTCCAGGCCATTTACGCCACCTTGATTTCTGATGCGTGGAGATGAACAGTCTGAGGAGTCACGATAGCGTCAACACGGTCATCGGGCGTATTGTGCTCTACCCGCGAGCCCAGTTCGGTAGTCGTAGTCTTGATCCGGTGGCCGTCATGCGGATCACGAGTCTCAGTAACGCGCTCATCGCGGGTACGGCCGCCCTTAAGCACGCCGATAGACAGCAACTTGGTACGATCGATCGGCGTACCCATAAGGAACCCTTCCCGCTCTTAGTCACAGAGCCCTTCGGACGGCCAGGGCCGCGCTTGACCGGCTCAGCCGCAGAATGGTCAGCCGTCTCGTGCTTCGGCTCGTGCCGCTCAGGCTTATCAGGAACCGGCTTCTCATCGATCTTGTCAGGATCAATGCCATTGGCACGAAGCATAATATCAACTTCGTTCATCCTGGCCTGATCAGGCACAGCACCCGCGCGTAGATGCGCGCGCTTCCTGAGAAGCGCCGCCACGAATTCAGTATCTTCGTTCATTTTCGCCGCCTCACAGGTAGGTCAGGTCAGCCGTGGTAACGGTGACATTAGTATTGGCCGTGATGTTGAACCTGATATACCGGCAACGCTGGCCAGGCTTAACGACCTTCTGAAGAGTAGTGGCCGTGGTCACGACAAACGGAGTGGTAACAAACGTGTCGGGCGTAGCTGAGTCAGCCGCCAGAAGCGTGAACCACGTAGAGTTATCATGCGACCCTTCCACCAGGAATGACGCCGTAGGCGTCGCGCCTACGGTAGTAGTCAGGCGGATAAGAATCGGATTCTTTACGTAATCCTGTGGAATCTGGATTGCCGTGGAAGGCGAGTTACCCGTAATCGACGTACCCATAGAAGTACCAGCCGGGTAGTCGAACAGGGCAGGGTTAGCACCCAGCCAGGTAAGCCGCTGAGAAAACGTGTTGCTAAGAGCCAACTGCTGAAGTAGCTGGGTCGGATTGCCAAGCACCTTATACTTGGCGTTATCCGTCTTCAGGAGATTGGTGTATTCCGTGAGGTTCATTAGTTCCCCTATATCCTTTCAATGGGCAGGCCGCGCCAGGCCAGGATCAGCCGACCTGGCGTAGCCATTACCATCATTACTAGAAGGAACCTAGATCAGGTCGGGAAGACAGGCGTAGTCAGGCCAGTACCACTAATACGCTGAACCGCGCCAGCATAACGCTGGAAGGTGTAAGCGTAATAGCCGTAAATCACCAGGAGCACACCGAGGCCAGGCGCATTGGGCTGTTCGGCCCTGATAAACGCCGGAGCATTGGGATCTTCCCAGAGATGCATTTCACGGTCGGGAACCACGAAGACGTAATCTTGGGTACCCGCAACGTTAGTCGGGATGTTGTTATCAACGATCACCATGAGGCCGTTAGGAAGAACACCGCGAACACCAGCCGCATAACCGTTGAAGTTACCCACCGCCGTAGCCTGAGGCGGAACATTCGGCCAGTTCACCATCGGGAAAGCCGAACTGAGCTGAGCACTCAGCCAGTACCAGCGCCGCGAATGCATCGCGACGTGGGTAGGATTACCCATAGCCAGCATGGCCGCCTCAACACCCGAAGCCGCCTTCTGAATCTGCCCGTAGATACCCGCGCCGGTAGGAGACGCCTGAGTCCAGACGTTATCCGTAGCCACCGTGACAAGCCCGGTAGAGGCCTGGTTGATGAGCTGGTTATCCAGGTCAGTCACGTAACGCGAGAACATATCCTGAAGGATGGTGTCTTCAATGCCGGAACCGCGATCGATCGCCTGGCGAGAGACGTTCTGCCATCCCGTAGCAGTCTGGACGGGCACCGTCAGCAGCGTGTCGTCAACGCTGACGCCGGTAGGCGTAACAAGTTCGGCAGACTGAAGCCCGACACCAGACGCCGTAGTGACACGCGAGATGTTCACCGACATACCGTCCGGAGGGAGCGGGTGCTTGTTAGTAGCCGCATCAGCAAAAGGCCGGAGGTTAGCAACAGCCGGTGCCACGAGGTCCACGAGATACTGAGGGACCACAAGACCAGACCAGTTAGCCGTAGTCGAGTCACCCGCTGCCCGCTCCATATACTGAGCGCGCTCAACGCGCTCCTCTGCCATGTGCTGACTAAGCCGCGCTGCCGAGCCAACATCCTGGTACAGGAAGGAACGGCAGACATCCCGCAGGAAGGCCCGGCCGGTAGGATCGGTGTCGGGCCGGTAGGTTCGCTCTTCCCGTCCGATAGAAGCCTGAGTAGTGCGCCGCTGAGGATTGGCGGCGGCACGAGTAGGCGTAACCTCATGGGACCGCTTCTCGAATTCAGCCTCTTCGGCTTCCAGGCGAATGACATCAGCCATGCGCTCGTCAATGCCGTTTTCCTGAACCTTGGCATTCTCAATGGTATCGAAGAGCGCGCTCGTGCGGGTTCGCTCTTCATCGTTCATCTCTGAACGGCCGTCCTGGGAAACGGTATCGTGAATGAGCTGAATCTCAGCCCGCGCACGCATCTGGCGCTGGATAGCAGCCTTCTTTTCAACTTCTACCCGAGCGCGTAGCTCTGCTACGTTCATTGCAATTCCTTAATTGCTTGAATTGAATAGGTAACGCTATCAAAGCCCAGCGCTCAGGCAGAATGCCACATCAACCGGCGTGGCCGCCGTAGGTAAAACTAAAGGCGTGAACGAAGTCTCACGACTTCGCTCTTATTCACTATCTCCGGTGATATGGATATCACGAAGACGCTTAACACTAAGCTCGAAGTGGGTTGCCACATCTGGGCTTCGCTCTTCAGGCTTAGCTGGCTCCCGTTCATCAGGTTCGCCAGTCTCATCTACTATGTCCCACTTGCTGAAATCCGTGTCAGGGAAAGCCGCGCTGATCTCCTCAGCCGTCTTCCCCTCATCGCGCATAGCCTCGGCGCGAGCGTCAGCGCCACGCTGAGCCATCGCGCCCGCCGCGCGGAAGCGACGTGCCGCCTCGTCAGCCAGGGTGTTACCGGCGAAGGCGTAGACACCGTTAAGAGCGTCTTGAGCGTCAGCCAGGGCACCAGCGGGAAGCTCACGAAGGTCACGGATGATGTCAGGCGCGCGAGCGCTGATATCTGTGTACGGGTTAGCTCCGTAGTTCACCGCTGAGACATCCCCGCGATTGATGTCAATTTCGGTCAGCGTGAGCTTGGTGTAGTCCTCGTTCCACGAGTAGCCTTCGTCATCAATCATGAAGGCGAATGACATCTCAGTGATCAGCTCATCGTTCACCGCTGAGGCCAGGTCCCGCACGTCAAGCCGATCGGCGTTCAGGAAGGCTCGCATATGGAGCCCTTCCAGATCCTTATTCAGCTCAAGAGTGCCGTTTGTAGTCCGGGCCATAGACAGGCCACGGTGATTCAGCAGGAACACCACGTCAGGGTTGGCCGCCAGCGACTTATCAAGTGCCGTGGAGTCTACCTCTTCGTAGAACTCCCCGAACATGTCATACATCTTGTACGGCGTGTTAAACACGGTGGCGTGGCCGTCGAGTTCATAGAAACTCTTACCGTCACGCTGAACGAGCTTCGCCCGGAGCTTGCTAGCAAAGTGAATAGCCATGCGGCCAGGCCCATTGGGAAGCCCGCGTTCCTGGCGAGCCTTTATGATCTCATCGCGATTCATCAGGCTTAATTCCCTTGCATGATTGTGTCAGTGCCGATTTCTGATGGTGCCAGCGGAGTGGTGGCAACCTTATTCAGGCCTAGCAACTCAAACTCTTCAATCTGGGCGTCGGTGAACGGTTCCCTGTTGTCGAGTAGCCTTGCCTCGCTTGGTGCCAGCAACTTACCGCCGACCATGCTGATTAGCATCGTTGCCCGCGCTGCCGGGTCCATACGCAACAGGGCATCAGTGTTGATCTTCGCAAATCGCGGCTTCGATAGAAGCCCGCCAGACCAGGCATTCTCCCGCCGTATCACGGCGGGTCCAAGATGCATGATCAGGAACTGGAGATTACGCTCAGTGATATTCGCGTAAGTAATGCTCTGACCGCTTACGGCTGCGTCAATCAGGTCAGCCGGAACACCGTAGAACCGCGCCACATCAACGAGCCCGTGATTCTGTGCTTCCATCCAGTCCGCTGAGGCTTGCTGAGCCTGAATCAGTTCGTATTCCCAGTCATTGCCGTGAACAAATGGCTCATCTGCCATACGGCTAGCTCGCCAGGCTTCTTTCACTTTCAGCGCTTCAGTGCTACTCAGCTTCTTAGCCTTATTCCTGAGGCGAGCCCTGGGGGTCGCGCCGCCTATAAACCAGTCAGTAGCGAATTGCTGAATAGACTGGTACTGTCCAAGCACGTAAGCGGAATGAGCAACAGGTGACAATCCGACATCAAGACCTGAAAGGGTGTATTGCCTCTCATGCCAGATCACTTCGGGATCATAAAGCACACCGTTAATCCGGTACTTATACAATTTGCCTTTACGGTAAGTCAGGGTACAAGCCGCCGAAGGATAAAGATCAATAGCTGCGGGCAGGCCAGCCGCGTTAGTCTCAGTGATGATGCCGATAGAGTTACCCGAACGGTCCAGTTCGATCTGAGACGAGTAACGCCACGCCATGAAATCCGGTGATGTCATGAACGGACTAAGAGCCGCTTCAAGCTGTAGCTTCTCCCCGCCGATAATCACCTTACGGAATCCGTCAACCGGCATGGTTGACATCAGGTCCGCCCGCAGCCGCAACGCTGCCCATACCGCACTGTTCCTGAGCGCGGTATTATTATCGATGTACGGCGCACGAGAGCTGCCGAAAGACCTACGCGGGATCAGGTCATTAGTAGAACCGATCCCCCAGTACCTACGGCCGCTAACGCCACGATTGAACACAAAGCCCATAGGTCTTACCGCCTAGCGTCAATGGTCGCGAGTAGCACGAGAGCGCCACCCACGATGTAACCCGCTGGCGGATAGATGAGTGCAACGCCGATAGAAATCAATGCAATAGCAGCCAGGGCCGCGTATTCGAGCGGAGTAGGGCCTTTTGCCACGAGCTTAGAAATGAATGCCCGCATCACGCAGAGCCGCCTTCCCCTTATCGTCAATCAGTCCCTCATCGAACAACCGGCGTAGATCGTCCTGGCTGTATACGCCATTCCTGTAGTAACGCTTGATCTCGTTCAGGTCAAAGTGAACCGAGTCACCAGCGTCGTAATCTTCTTCCACACCGAACCTCAGATATCCCCAGTAGGCGAAGGTGGCTGACATAGTAGGGGTCTGATCGACCACGCTATTCAGGCGGTCCAGTGCGCGGGCCTCACCGAGTTTCCGCCAGTCAACCGACGCGAACCCTGACCGTAGCGCGCTCTGATTGTAGTGCCTGAGCAGGTCATCCCGGAAGCCGTCATACATCTGGCCGGAAGCCGTGGCTACATCGGTAGCCGTCATCAGCTCAAGCTTGATTCCCGCGCGTTCTAGCTCCGTGATCACCGTGTTAGTAGCCGCGCGCTTGTCAATGACCCACGCTACGGGATGCCACTTGGTGTCAATCTCGATGGCACGATCGACAATCCACTTCGTGCCCTCACGATTGTCAGTGACCTGAATTCCCGTGAGGCCGTCAGGCCTCAGGCCTGCCACCGAGATAGAAGCTGAGCTGCGGTCAGGAGCTACCTCAATAGCGAAAACCGGTGCTGTCACTCGTGGTGGCTGCGGGCTCTTATCAGCCGTGGCATCAAACCACTTCTTAGGGATAACCAGCCAGCCGTCTAGCGGGGCCGGGTATATTCCTACGCCATACCGTTCCTTCAGAAGCTCGAATTCGGGCAGGGCTTCCCGTTCGGCTTCAAGTACATCGGCAGACAGGCGAATACCCAGACCGGGGTTAGCCTTCGCCAGTGCCGCTGGCGTGGTGTGGTCGTCATGCTCTGTGCACGAGCTATCGCAATCGTCACGATGCCAGTTGATAGACCATTCAACGAAGAACAGGCGTGGTGAATTACCGGCTATACCGCGTCGGCGCACGTGCGCTAGCTGCGTCGATTCCTTACCGCCAGCGCTTCCCGTGTACCAGACCTGAGGATTAGGGCGCGCACTGAGGCTAGGAAGGGATGAGCCCACCTGGCCAGCGGCCAGCTTCATGTCTTCGTCGTAGTTCACGTAATCGCCTGTGAACCCGCGCCCGGAGGAGCCCGTGCGAGCTATGAAGACGAGGCGTGAAGAGTCCTGGCGTAGCACCTGATGACCGCCCGAACCAAGGATGACGGTAGGTCCCGGTTTAACCTGTATGAATTCCCGGCCATACGCCGAAGAATGCCTTCCGCCAGGAGGCGTACACCGCCGCGCCAGATCAGGTGTATTCTGGATAAGAGACCAGACTCGCATGTAATGCTCTGAGGCCGTTTTATGCTCGTGGGCTGTATGGATAAGAAGCCGGTCAGACCGGAACAAGAACAGCCCGGCTAGTTCGCGCGCCTCAAGGATCGACCCCTTGCCGTTCTGACGGCTTACCAGGATCTTCACTTCAAAGGCTGACCAGAGGCCGTTAGGCCTGACGCCAAGTGCACCCTGAAGAACGTACACTTGCCACGGGTCAAGATCAAGCCCGGCTTCATGAGCCAGCGCTATCGTGTCATGCGCCTTGGAACTGACGAATGCGGGTATGTGCTCAAGGCGCGGACGCTGGTCACCGATCAGCACGTCACCATGAGGCCTGACGCCTTCCCAGTATTCGGTATCGAAAACTGTCATCTAGTCCTCTACAGGGTGCATGGTGAAGGCCTGGTAGCCCTTAAACACAAGCTCATTAACGAAGAACGTCATAC